CTGCTCAAATGGGATATTCTGCATTTGATAACTTACCTCCACTATTTAGTGATTTCGTAATTTCAAGAGTTGCTGCTGAGGTTGCTTCTGCTACAGAAACTTCTCTTTGGGATGGTGCTTCTGGTGCTGATGATTTTGATGGGTTTAGAGCTTTAGCTTTAGCTGATGGTACTGTAAATGATGTTACAGGAACTACAGTAACTTCTGCTAACGTTGTTGCTGAACTTGGGAAAATCGTTGATGCTATTCCTTCTGGAGTATATGGTGCTGAGGATTTAAAAATATATGTATCACAAAATATCTTTAAGGCTTATGTAAGAGCTTTAGGTGGATTTGCTGCTACTAACTCTGGTGTAGATGCTCAATCACATATGTGGTATCAAGGTGGTGCAACTTCTTTTGATGGTGTTGATTTATACCCAACAAGTGGTTTAAGAGATAACTGTGCAATCGCAGCAAGAACTTCTAACTTATTCTTCGGAACAGGTCTATTAGATGACAGAAACGAAGTAAGAGTTATTGATATGGCTGAGAACGATGGTAGTATGAATGTGCGTATCGTTATGCGATATACTGCTGGTGTACAAATCGGTGTTGGTGCAGACGTAGTTCTTTACGATTAATAAATTAAATTAACTAACATAAAGAGGGTGGGCAAAACTGCCTACCCTTTTTTATTAAAACAAATAATATGGCTTGTGCAATAACAAAAGGTAGAGGGGTTGGATGTAAGACTGCCTTTGCTGGAATTAAAAATATTTACATCTTAGATTATAGTGCTGTTGTAGCTGCATTGTCAGATTCAAGTGGAACTATTACTCTACCTACTGATAACTCTGCTGAGTTTTTTAAGTTTGAAGTAAAAGGTGGGCAGTCTTCGTTAGAAACAGTAGTAAACTCATCAAGAGAAAATGGTACTACTTTTTACGAAAGTACTTTAAATGTAACTTTTCAAGTTTTAGACATAGCGACACAAGAGGAGATAAAACTTCTTAATAGAGGTAGAGCTCACTACGTTATAGAATTATATCCAAATGGTGCTGGAGTTACTAAGTATTTACTATTAGGTAGAGATAATGGTGCTGAGATTACTGGTGGTACAATCGTAACAGGTGCTGCTGCTGGAGATTTACAAGGGTTTACTTTAACTGCTGTAGCAACTGAGGTATTTCCTCCGTTCTTCTGTACTGTACCAGATGTAGCTTCTGCTACGCCAATTAGTCCAGCTTAGGTTTAAATATATTTTTGTATATTTGTCCTATGTCTGTTTTTGGTTGACGACATAAAGAAATTAGCCATCTCTTAAAGGGGGTGGCTTTTTTTATTAATACAATACAAAATAAATTAGTTTTGTTTATATATTAGTATGAAGTTAATAGGAACAAATGGGAATAAGACTTTTAAGGTAATTCCTAGACAATTTATTAATGGTGCAATTACTGTAAATCTTACAAGTGAAAGCACAGGAACTAATGTAAGTATTACACCAACAGGCTCAACGGATGGAAACTATATGTCTTTTGTTGCTGCTTTTGGTACATTAACTGAGGGCGATTTTTATACCTTAGAAATAAAAAATGGTACTGCTGTTATATACAAGGATAGAGTTTTTTGTACAGACCAGACAGTAAACCAAACAAATAATGATTACTATTCAGTAAATGATGGAGAATACACCACAGAGAATAGTTTTGATAACGATTATATTATTTTATGAACGATTTAAGAATAGTTAATTTAAGCACCTATACAAGTCCAGAGATTGTAGAGAAGTCTAACAAGAAATGGGTTGCTTACGGAAGTGATAATAATTACTTTGGGTACTTAATAGACAGATATAACGGAAGTCCTACAAACAATGCTATAATTAATGGTATTAGCCAAATGATTTATGGTAAAGGCTTAGATGCTTTAAATAGCAACAGAAAGCCAGAAGCATACGCTAAAATGATTACGTTATTTAATAAAGATTGCGTAAGAAAGTTATGTTATGACTTAAAGCTAATGGGTCAATGTGCTATACAGATAATCTACTCTAAGGATAGAAAGACTATCGCCCAAGTAGAGCATATACCTGTAGAAAACTTAAGAGCAGAAAAGTGTAACGAAAAAGGACAAATAGCTGCTTACTATTATTCTGATAATTGGAGTAAAGTAAAACAAAGTACAGAACTAAAGAGAATACCATCTTTTGGTTTATCTAATGAAAACATAGAAATACTATATGTAAAACCTTACAGAGCTGGGTACAAGTATTATAGTAGTCCAGACTATCAAGGTGGTTTACAATATAGTGAGTTAGAAGAAGAAATAAGTAACTATCACTTAAACAACATTCTAAACGGATTAGCACCAAGTATGCTAATAAACTTTAACAACGGAACTCCAAACGCTGAGGAACGTCAAATGTTAGAGAATAGAATATATCAAAAGTTTAGTGGGTCAAGTAATGCTGGTAAGTTTATACTTGCATTTAATGACAATGCAGAGAGCCAAGCAACTATAGAGCCTATACAACTAAGTGATGCACATAATCAATACCAGTTCTTATCAGACGAAAGTAGTAAAAAGATAATGGTAGCACATAGGGTAGTAAGTCCTATGCTATTAGGAATTAAAGATAGTACAGGTTTAGGAAACAACGCAGATGAGTTACAGACTGCAAGTACGTTAATGGATAACACAGTTATTAGACCATTTCAGCATCTTTTAATAGATGCCTTTGATGAGATATTAGCTTTTAATAATATTAGCTTAAAACTATACTTTAAGACCTTACAACCACTTGAGTTTACAGACTTAGAAAACGTAGAAGACGAAGAAACAAGAGAAGAAGAAACAGGAGTAAAGTTAGCTAAGGAATTACCAGAAGATTTAGGTGTAGAAATAGCAGATGCTTTAATTGACTTAGGAGAGGACGAGGAAGAGCTTTTAAGCGACTTTGACGTAATGGATGAGCGTGAGGTTAACTATGACGAAGAAGATGGCTTAGACGAGGTTATTACGGACTTAAACAAACCAAAAGAAAAAAGCACACTTGCTAAAATATGGGAGTTTGTAAGTACAGGTAGTGCAAAGCCTTTTAGAGAGAGTGAGCAAGATGGAGAGAGCAAACAAGAAGCTGAGGAGGGTAATACTTTCTTAGTTAGATATATGTATTCTCCACAGAGATATAGTGCAAACTCAAGAAAGTTTTGTAAGAAAATGGTAGATGCTAAAAAGGTATATAGAAAAGAGGATATTATTTCTATGGATAAAAAAGTAGTTAATGCTGGTTTTGGTAAAGGTGGAAGTGATACTTATTCTATATGGCTTTACAAGGGTGGTGCGAGATGCCAACATAAATGGCTTAGAAAGACGTATGTGCGTAAAGATGGTGCAAAAGGTTTAGGAGATGCTATAACAACGTCAGAGGCAAGGTCAAGAGGTTTTAAGCCAGAAGCAAACGCACAGAAAGTACCTGTAGCACCTAAAGATATGAAGTATAAAGGTTATACTGCTGAGTATTGGAATAAAATAGGATTTAAGAATTAGTATGGCAACAGCATTATTTATAAACAGGACAGATTTAGTCAAGAACTCAATACTTGATGGCAATGTAGACACAGATAAGTTTATACAATTTATCAAGGTTGCACAACAGATAGACATTCAGAATTTATTAGGAACAGACTTATACAACAAAATAAGTGGTCATATTATAGCTGGTAATTTAGCTGGTAATTATTTATCATTAGTAAACACTTATGTACAACCTACATTGATTTGGTTTGCTCAAATGAACTATATACCATTTGCAGCTTATCAGATAAAAAATGGTGGTGTATTTAAGCATAGTAGCGAAACTGCACAGAACGTAGATAAGAATGAAGTAGATTATTTAGTAGGTAAGGCAAGAGAGTATGCTAATTATTATTCAACAAGATTAGTAGATTATTTAAGTTTTCACAATGATTTATTTCCAGAGTATAATAGTAACACAGATGAGGATATAAGTCCAGATACAGATACAACCTTTAAAGGATGGGTTTTATGAGATATAAAGTAAAAGAAACAAATTTAACAAAATTAAAAAATTACATAGATGCCGATACCAAAACCAAAAGCGAGAGAGAAGCAAAAAGATTTTATGATTCGGTGTGTAGCAGAGATGACAAAGGAATACAATAGAGAACAAGCAGTAGCGATATGCTACCAAACATATAAAGACAAATAAATGGCATTTGGAAAAATATACGATACGACTTATTGGGGTAATGGTGCTATAGATAACACTATAGGATGGGGTATAGTCTATAGAGATTATATTGACCCTACAACAGCTTTTGAAGTATTAGCTGAGAATGGAGATTATTTACAAACTGAACAAAACGAATATATAATAATAGAATAAATTTAAAAAAATGGCAAATAAAAAATTTAGTGAATTTACAGTAAAAACTGACCCAGCAAATGTTGATTTTTTGGTCGGTTATGATGGTACGGATAACGTCCGTATTGACCCATCTAATTTAGGTGGCGGTGGAGCTTCAGACTTGAATGGTCTTACAGATTGTTTAGTTGATACTGCTTCTTTATATGTTGGAGAAGTGCCGAGCGGTTTAAGTGGTAATCCACAAGGTAATACTATTCTTGGTATAAATGCTGGTAATTCTTTAACAACTGGTAATAGTAATATTGCGATTGGTTTTGAAGCTGCTCGCGACACTACTACTACAAGTGCAGTTATTGCTATTGGCTCAAAAGCTGGTCGAGTTGCTACAACTGGAATAGGTGAAACTATAATTATTGGTAACTTTGCAATGAACTCAAATACTGGTGCTGCAAAATCTGTTATTATTGGTGGTCAAGCTGGATGGAATGCGTCTGGTGGTCAAGGTCTTTCAATAGGTTATTTAGCTGCTCCATCTAACACAAACGTAGGACACCATAGTATAGGTTATCAAGCTGGTTTTTCACAAACTTCTGGGATACAAAATACTAATATAGGTTATGAAGCTGGATATAACAATACAACTAATGCGTTTAGAACTTGTATAGGTTATAAAGCTGGAAAATTAAACACTGGAAGTGGTAATACTTTTATTGGTAATAATGCTGGTGCAGATAGAGCTAATGTTGAGGGGCATAGTACAGCAGTAGGAAATTCTGCTGGAAGATATTGGGAATCTGGCTCAAACACTGCTTTGGGGGAGAATGCTGGTCAATATGCTAATGGAACAAGTCGCTATAATGTAATGGTAGGAAGAGATGCTATAGGTGGTTCTTTTGGTTCTAAATCAAACAATGTAGGAGTAGGATATAGAGCTGGATATAATTTAACTACAGGTTTTAGAAATGTTTTACTTGGTCATCAAGCTGGATTAGCTTTAACAACTGCTTACGATAACATATTAATTGGTTCAGAATCTGGTAAATCATTAACAACAAATCCAAACTCAAGTCAAAATATTATTCTTGGAACTCAAGCTGGATTTTCAGCTAATGGTGCAAATGGTAATGTAATATTAGGTTATCAAGCTGCATATGGATTAACAAGTGGAGAAACTAATGTAATAATTGGTCAATTTGCATCAGCTTATAGTGGTGCATTAACTACAGGAGATAATAATACTATTATAGGTTTTAACTCATATCCAAGTTCTGCAACTGTAAATAATGAAATAACTTTAGGAAATTCAAGTATATCTACTTTACGTTGTGCAGTTACTTCTATAACTTCATTATCTGACGAAAGAGATAAATCAGAAATAAAAGATTTAGGTTATGGACTTGCTTTTATAGATGCTTTACAACCAAGAGAATTTGTGTGGGATAATAGACCAGAATTAGATAAAGACGGCGAGGAAATTTATTCAGCTAATAAAGGTAAAAAAGACTTTGGTTTTATAGCTCAAGAAGTACAAGAATTAGATAACGATACTTTAAGACTTGTTTATGATAGCAACCCAGAAAAACTTGAGTTAAGTTATGGTAAACTTGTTCCTATATTAGTACAAGCAATAAAAGAATTAAAAGCAGAAGTAGAATTATTAAAATCATAAATAATGTATAAAAACGTAATAACATCTGAAAACACAGACGATAGTCATAAAGAAGTAATTACTTCACAGATACCAGAGCAATTAACTCAAATAGGTGCTGATGATAATGTAGAAGCAATTAAAGAACATTTCAAATGGGTTTTAGCAAATGACTTTTATAAAGATGAGTTAAGTGCAGAACAGATTACTGAAATGGAATCTTACTTAGATAGCGACTATCAAGACGAGTACGAAGATTTGCCAGAATAATTTGTATATTTGTATAATAACAAATAAATATAATTATGGAAATTACAAAAGAACAAATTGCAAGAGTAAATCAAGTCATTAACACATTGCCTATCGCTGTATTAGCACAAGCTCAAGAGATTGTAAAAATACTAAACGAATCGCTACCAAAAGAAGAAGATGAATAACCCTGTTTTAGCACTTATACCAAGCGGATATAAAGAAGATAAAGTTTATTCTGTATTGCCAAATGATGGTACAGGAGATTTTGACTTTGTTAGAGTTGGTGCTGGTACAAGAGTTAATAAAGATGGACTTATAGAAACTATAGGTGCTTCAACAAACGATATACCAAGACTTGATTGGTTAAATAGCAACTGTCCGAGTTTACTATTAGAGGCACTTAGAACAAACAGACAAGTTTATTCTGAGCAGTTTGACAATGCAGCTTGGACTAAACAAGCAGACTTAACTGTTACTGCAAATCAAATAATATCTCCTACTGGGGAATTAAATGCTGATAAAATAAAAAGAGGCTCAACAAGTGGTACAAACAATTACCTTTCTGATGCTGCTTCTAAGTCATCATCTGCACAGTTAGACATTTGTACTTCTGTTTTCGTCAAACAAGGCGAGGGCGATTTTTTTGCTTTAAGGATGCAAGGCACTTACCCAAATAGAGCTGATGCTATTTTTCAATTTAGCAATACAACTTTAACAACAAGTGTGGCTGGTGCAGATTTTACAATAACAAGTTCTAAAGTAGAAAATTATGGTAATGGTTGGTACAGACTTTCTGTTGTTTACAATACAGATGCTGCTGCTACTATTGGAAGTTATTTTAGTCCAAGAGCTACAACTGGTCAAATAGATGCTTCAGATACTTCTACAAGTGCTTTTGTTTATATGTGGGGTTGTCAAGTAGAAGAGGGTAAAACCTTATCAAGCTATATAGAAACACCAGCAAATTCAATGGTAACAAGAAACGCAGATGTTTGTACTGATGCTGGAGATGTTAATTTATTTAATATTACAGAGGGTACATTTTTTGTTGATGTAAATAGCTTTAATCCTCCTTATTTAGATTATAATATTATTAGTCTAAGTGATGGTACAACTAATAATTATATTACGTTTACTTATCAACTTAATAGTTTAAGAGTTATGGTTTACAATGGCTCAAATCAGCTGAATTTAATTATAACTTCAGAATTTAATATAAACCAAAGAAACAAAGTAGCTTTAAAATTTAAAGAAAATGAATTTAAGGTATATATTAATGGTGCATTGAGGTCTACTACTACAAATGTTGTAGTTCCTACTGGTTTTAACAGATTTAATTTTGCAAGTCAAACTGGTGCAGATAGATACTTTGAGGGTAAAGTATATGATGCCAGAGTCTACGACACATACTTAACTGATAGCGAATTAGAAACACTTACAACATTATGATAAAGATAGGTAAATACGAGTTTGTAGATGAGGCACAAGCAAATACTAAGATAGATGCTTTAGAAGAAAATCATACACACGCTATAGTAAAACTTGGTCATATAGTTTTAGAACAAAGCGAAATAGATGCAGAGGGTAATGAAATAAAACCAAATGTATTAAGTGAAAAATACCACATAGACGTTATGTGGAAAGGAATAGAAGAACATCCTTATGGCTGGAAATCCTATGCAGTTGGAGTAGCAGATGGTAATGGAGTACACAGCTTTTATGGGGTGGATTATCAAACAAATAAAATGTAATAAAATGATTAAAGGACTAAGGTACTTAGCAGACAAGTTAGAGCAGTTTAAATTTTGGTTAATTGCAAAATGGAATAACTTTTTAAAGTCTTTAATGATATGAATTTAGAGGATATAAAATTAGCTTGTTTAAACGTTGTTACTTTAGGTGTTAGTTTTACTGCTGTAGAGAATAGTTTGAAAATTATACTTCTTTTGGTGTCTATTGCATATACATTACAGAAGATTTATGAAACACATAAAAAGAAAAATAAATAAAATAATAATTCATTGTACTGCTACTCCAGAGGGCAGACAAATTGATATTGATGATGTCAGACGTTGGCATATTGAAGAAAGAGGGTGGTCAGATGTTGGCTACCATTTTTTAGTTTTATTAGATGGTACAATACAAATAGGCAGACCATTAGAACGTTCTGGCGCACATACAAGAGGACATAACACAGATAGTATTGGTATAGCTTATGTAGGTGGTATGAGTGCTGATGGAGAACAAAGCATACCTAAAGATACAAGAACAGAAGAACAAAAAGAGAGTTTAGTAGATTTACTATGTGAGTTAAGATTATACTATGGTGGTATAATATACGGACATAGAGATTTTAGTAGTAAAGCTTGTCCGAGCTTTGATGCAAAGAAAGAATACGAAAACATAAGCAACAGATATTAAATGTCAGATAAAAAATCATATAAAGAACGTAACGGAACTACAAGAGTAGGAGATGCTCTTAGATGGCTTGTAAAACAAGGTAAGGAAGTAGCACCAGAGATATTAACTATAGCTGGGAATGTTACAGGCATAGAAGCTCTTAATGAATTATCTACAAAAATTAAGGGCGATACAGGACTAAGCGAAACTGATAAGCAAATGCTATTAGAGGAGTTGAGGTATGATATGATAGAGATGCAAGAAACTACAAAGAGATGGGTAAGCGATAATCAAACAGACAGCTACTTAACACGCAATATAAGACCATTAACACTTGCTTTCTTAACAGCTACATTATTTATATATATAATTTTAGATAGTACATTAGAGGGTTTTAATATAGATTCTCATTGGATAGATTTACTATCTTCTCTTATGCTTTTAGTATATGGTGGGTACTTTGGTATGAGGTCTGCTGAGAAGATTACTAAGCAATGGAAAAAATAAATTTTTTTATTTAAAAATAAAGATATAACTTTACACCATTTATTAGTAAATATATATTTAGGTATAAATAAATAGATATATATAAGTATTAAAAAATAGTCATAAAAAGTTATAATAAATAATGACATCTGAAATCTATTCTAATTCCAAGTAATGCCAAAAAAAAAGACTTTAAAATATTGGAAGAATAAGATTGATAAACCTTTTCACGAATACATAAGACGTAGAGATGCAGATAACAATACTGGTTATTGTAGTTGTATAAGTTGTGGTAAAAAGGTACACTTTACAGAAACAGATGCTGGTCATTTTATAGGTAGGCAACATTTAGTTACAAGATACGATGAACGTAATGTACACGCACAATGTAGAAAGTGTAATAGATTTGAGTATGGTCGTCAATATGAATATTCTATATCTTTAGGAAAAAAGTTATCTAATCAATTACTACAAAAGTCAAGAGGAGTACTAAAACTTACAGACCCAGAGTGGCAAGAAATATACGATACTTATAAGACAAAATTAGATGAAATAAAAAAGCAACAAAACTTTTAGGTATAAGATATAATACCTATATTTGTGTAAGATGAATTGTCTTTGTTTTTGTTTAATAGCTAACCAGCTATAGAAAGAGCCACCTTAATTGGTGGTTTTTTTTGTTTACATTTTGTTTATTAAAAAATAATTTGTAGCTTTGGGTTAAACAATAAAACAATTACAATGACTTACAAAATGATTAGCCTCTATGATAGGCTTAAACCCCACTACAAAGATGCTCTTAAAGTAAAGAACATATCAGAGCCAGACTTAGTAAACATAACAGTAGAAGCCTTAGAAAGCGAAAGCTATGTAGCAGACTTAAAATATTCAAGTGTTTTAAATTTGCAGTTTTTATTTGGTAATATAAATCCTTTTGTTTATTTTAAAGACATATAAGATGACACATTACGAAGATGTAAAACGAGTAGCCTCAAACGAAACAATAGATTTTTTAAATGCCAGAATAAAAGCATTAGAAAAAAGAGTAGAATACTTAGAAGCAATAATGGAAGTAGAATATTTAAACAAACAACAATGAACAAAGAAAAATTAAAAGACCTTTACAACAAGTACAAATTAGACAAATCAGACTTTTTTAAACACCAACATTACACAATCATTACAAGACAAGGTATTGACAAGATACAAGCATTAGAACAAATAAGTGTAAACTATGAAGTTATTAGGTGTGAGCCTAACTTTGCAGTATTTAAAGCACTTGCAAGTAAAGATGGTAAAAGTATAGAAACCTTTGGTAGTGCGTTAAAAGGAGATACTTACAAAGAATCAAACACTAACTCTTGGTATGTTGCTGAGATGGCAGAGAAAAGAGCTATGAGTAGAGCAATCCTTAAACTTACAGGTTTCTATAGTTTAGGCGTGTTTTCAGAAGATGAAAGCGAAAGCTTTAAGAAACCTAAAACAGAATATAAAACCCTTAAATAATAAATAAATATGAGTGCATTAATTAATTTTAGTTTAAACGTAGCTAAGCTACCAAAAGAAAAGTTTATTGCTGGTAAAGATGGTAATGTTTATGTAAACCTTACTATGGCAGTAAATGATGAAACAAGATACGGAAACAATACAAGCGTATATGTTAATCAAACAAAAGAAGAAAGAGAAGCTAAGAAACAACGTCATTACTTAGGCAACGGAAAAGTTGTATGGACTGATAACAATATTGTGTTAGCAGAAAGAGAACAAGAGGCTGAACAAGCACCTCAGCAAAAAGAGGTAGCTGATTTACCATTTTAATTTAATTTACTAAAGAGGGGTTTTTTAACCCCTTTTTTTTATACCTTTAACAAAAACAAAGCAAAAACTAACAATGACCGAAGAACAAACAACTCAAGAAATGCTAATGGAACTCATAAAAGAGGAGTGTACTGTTGACACATCCGAAGTTATGGAGTACCCACCTACAGCATTGAGTTACGGAGAAAAGACAATTCAGACTAAAAAAGGAGATTTAACATTTCCTATACCTATTGGTACTTATGGAAATTTTTCATTTGTACAAGCACCACCTAAAACAAAGAAAACATTTTTTGCATCACTACTTGCATCAGTATATTTAAGTGGTGGTAATAACTTTGGTGGTAACATTAGAGGACACAGAGATAATAAATGCCTTATACACTTTGATACAGAGCAAGGGCATTGGCATAGCCAGAGAGTATTTAAAAGAGTTTTAGATATGGCTAATATAAAAGAACTTGGGTGTTATCAGACTTATGCTCTTAGAACTATAAACTATAAGACTCGATTACAATTTATAGAACACATACTGAAAGAGAACGGAGATAAAAATGGTTTAGTACTTATAGATGGTATAGCAGACTTAGTAAGTGATGTAAACAACTTAGAGGAAAGTAATCTATGTGTACAAAAGATTATGGAATGGTCTGCTAAATTTAATTGTCATATAGTAACTGTTATACACAGCAACTATGGTAGTGATAAACCTACAGGACATTTAGGCTCGTTCCTTGAAAAAAAGACAGAAACACAGATACAATTAGAAGCTAACACAGTAAACAAAGAATGGATAACAGTAAGCTGTAAAAGGTCAAGAGGTTACTCATTTGAAACATTTAGCTTTAGTATAAATGAATATGGTCTACCTTTTGTAGTAGGGGAGATATACGACCCATTAGAATATTATGTACCTAAAAAATTATGAAATCATTAGTAGAAATTGCTTACGACAAACACAAAGACTGGATAAACATAGTTAAAAGCTTTGGATGTAATCCAAGTTTGGCTGAGGACGTTGTTCAAAGTATGTATCTACAGTTGATATGCGATATTGATAAAGGATTAGATTTATGGTACGGAAATGAAATTAACAGTTACTATGTCTATAAAGTATTGCGTGGAATTTATTTAAATACTCATAAGAAAGAGGCACGAATGATAAAAAGATATATAGAGGATATAGAGGGAGAGATAAGACAAATAGATGAATTAGGAATAGACGAGATAGAATATGCACAACGTAAAGACTTCATAGATAATATACTTAGTGAGATGTATTGGTATGATAGTAAAGTATTTACTTTAGTTGCTTCTGGTAAGTCTGTAGCCTCGCTAAGTAGAGATACTAAGATAAGTTATTATAGCTTATACAATACATACAGAAACGCTTTAAAACACATAAAAGACCAACTGTGAGTTTAATAAGAAATAGTAAACAGGTAAAACAAACTATAGATTTTACTGGCATAGAAAGTGGTAAGATACACCCTACTGACATAGATGTAGTTTTAGAATTTGACAATGAGGTTTTAATATTAATGGAAGTCAAACGCAAAGGTAACAAAATACCATTAGGTCAAAGATTAGTTTTAGAAAGAATAGCAAACTCTTGGCATACATCTAAGGTTGTTGTATTATATGTTACACACAATTTTGATAATGACAATAAAGATATTCCACTTAATAAATGTCAAGTGGACAGTATATATATGGATAAGATTTGGAAACCAGCAAAAAAAGAAATATCACTTATAAATACATTAAAAGGTTTAAGCGAATTGTGGAACATTAAAAAACTTAATTTATGAGATTGGGAGATATAGTATATTACATAACAAAGTACACAGGTATAAGATGGATAGTCAAAAAGATTTTTGGAGAAGATTGTGGATGTGATGAAAGAAGAGATGAGTGGAACGATATAGATTTAGACATATGGAAAAAATAGATAAAGATAACTGGAAGCAATTTAAAGCTGAGGTAAAAAGTAAACTAACACAAGACCAATATAAACTATTGTGTGAGTTACACGCTAAATACTATAACCATAAATACCACGAGCCTTGCAGCTGTAATCCTAAAAGGTTAGTACAATGGATAGAAGACATAGATAAGATATATGATTAAAGATATACACAAGTGGGAAAAAGCTGTGATAATGTTACTAAACTTAGATGGTTGGAACTTGACACACACAGGAGATAGTTTTAAGCATTTTGATGCAATAGGTACAAGTCCAAAAGGTACTGAGGTTGTTATTGAAATGAAGTTTAGAAACAAATATTACAAAGAGAAACTATTAGAGTGCTACAAGTACGATAAGCTAATAGAAACAGGAAAGATAGCATTATACTTTGTAAATGACCCTAAAGGTAATTATATGTTCTGGCTAAACAACCTAAAGGATTTAAAAGCAAAAGATATGTACTGTCCAGACACAACACTATGGACTAAAAAGAAACTTCTAAAGCCTTGTTATTTGATAGACGAAAGCCAAGCATCAATAATGAATTTAAACGATTTTAAGAAGTAGAGTAAAAAAAGTTGTTTATAATTTGTTTATAACAATTATTTTTATATATATTTGTATATAACAATTAAACAAAAACAATGAACACTTTTACAATTACATTCAAAAACAAAAAAGGTTTAATGATTAGCAAAGACTTTTTATTCGATTGCCACACAGTACAAAAAGCTCAAGAGTTATTTGAAAACTCTAATGAAGCAAGTGCAAGAAGTATTACTAAACACTAAAACAATGAGAACACAACTAACAGACTTACGCAAAGAACTTAGAGATATAGAATCTACACTAAGTGCTAATATGCTTGTAAGACGATTACCCAAATCAACAGAAGCTAAACTGCTTGATAGAGCAGAATACATAAGAAGTGTAATATTTAATATACAATAAAATGAAAAAGACAAAGACAGGATTACATATCGAAACAAGAAAAAACAGGATAGAAGTTTATACACAAAAAGAACTGGAAGAACAAGAGCGTAAATTGATGAGGCAGAGAGATACTTTAATGCAATTAATTTTAATCTTAATGTTTTTAGGCATTGCAGTAATAGGTTTTTTAATAGGAACTTCTGTATGAATCTACTACAGAAACAAGCATACAATCAATGGTTTACTTTTTTAGCAGATAAGTTAATGGAGTGGCATAAACAAAAGCCAAACAATAAAGACATAACTAATTGTGTAAAAGCTATTACAGAGGTTGGTATGTTTAACAATACATTACTTACTGAGTTAGATATAATAACTAAAAGAGAAACCCTTGCAAGAAACGATAAGAACAAAGAGATACTAAAACTAAAAGAAGAATTAAAACAATATGAAATCTAAAATAAAATTACTTGATGGTAAATACTACGACAGAGTAGAACTATTAGAACGTATGGAAGATGATAGCTTTTACTATGGAGAACTAAACAAGTTAGCACTTAGTAGTAGTAGCCTTAAACAACTTCTGTCAAGTCCTAAGACATATAGCTTCAGCTTGAAGTATGGTAGTGGAGATAGTGCTGCACTTAGAGCTGGTGCTTTATTCCATTGGGCAATCCTTGAGCCAGAGAAGTTTGCATCACAGAAATTTGTTGAGGTACAAAGCAGAAACACAAAGAAGTTTAAGGAAGTACAAGAAGAATTTGGTACAGCTTTTACTGCTAAGGAACGAGGAGAAGCTGATAGGCTTGTAGATGCGTTCTACAGAAACGAACACGCAAAAGAACTAATAACTAAAGCAGAGTTTGAGATACCAGCTATAGATAATGTATTAGACTTTCCATTTAGAGGTAAAGCAGATGTATTAGCTACAAATAGAATAGTAGACCTAAAGACTACAACAAACATAAAAGACTTTAGCTGGAGTGCTAATAAGTACGGATATGACGTACAATGCTACTTATACTGTAACTTATTCAACAAAGAGTATAAAGACTTCTACTTCCTTGTATTAGATAAAGGCTCATTAGACATAGGTATATTTAATTGTTCTGAGGAGTTTTATTACAGAGGCGAACAGAAAGTAGAGAAAGCACTTGACTTATACAACAAGTTCTTTATAGAGGGTGCAGACTTAGATAACTATTGTTTAACAGGAGAATTATGATAGCAAGTTTATTAAGCAGAATAGGTATTGAAGTATGGAGAGATATTCCAGAATATGAGGGTAGATATAAAGTTAGTAATTTAGGTAATGTTAAAAGTTTAAATTATAACAAAACAAAGAAATCTAAAATAATGACAAAAGGTCTTAACAGCAATGGTAGATATAGAGTTGGTTTATCTAAAAATGGGAAGCATAGAGGTAATTGCAAAATATCACAGCTTGTCGCTATGGCTTTTTTAAATCATAAGCCTTGCGGTTTGAAAATGGTAGTAGACCATAAAGATAATGATAAGTTAAATGACAGACTTTACAATTTGCAAGTAATAACAAATAGACAAAATACTTCTAAAGACAAGAGAGGTGGAACTTCAAAATATACTGGAGTATATATGGATAAAAAAAAATGGAGAGCAGCTATAAGAATAAATGGTAAAATTAAATATCTTGGTCTTTTTACAGATGAGAAAGAAGCTGCTAAAGCATATCAAAACGAATTAAAAAAAATAAATGAAACAAAAGAAACACACACAGATACAAAGAATACTAAGATTAGAAAATGTAGTAGCTCAGCTATATGTACAGATAGAAGCTATTAAACTTACATTATCCAAAAAAGAAAAAAAGAAAGATGAACAAAAAGATTGATTATATTAGTGGTACTGAATCTGCATATACAATGAATGAACAAGAAGAGTTAGAGTACGAAGAATGGAAAGCTGGTGTATATGATGAAGAGGACTTCTACCAATATGAAGCAATGGTAAAACAAGAGAGAAAACAAATGCCTGTATATAGTGGAGTACTTAAATACTTCCCAGATGCAATAAGAGAGGTAGCTAAAGTATCTTGGGCTGGTAATGAACAACACCACCCAGACAAACCTCTGCATTGGGATAGAGCTAAGTCATCAGACGAATTAGATGCATTAGCAAGACATTTAATAGAGGCTGGTACAATAGACAAAGATATGCAAAGACATTCAGCAAAGGTAGCTTGGAGAGCCTTAGCTAACCTACAGAAAGAATTAGAACAAGAGGGTAAAGCACCCTTGAGCCAATATAATAAAACAATATGAAATTTAATTTAAAGATAGAATACTTAGGTAAAATAGAAAACAAACACGAAGCAGAGAAAGATATGTACCACTTAACCTTTAAGACTTACAATGCAGAAATAACAGGTAAGTTTGAAAGAAGCGAGTTAAGACACTTAATACAACAATTAGACAACGCAATAGTATGAAATCCTTGTGGAGAAAAAAGAATGGTAGATGGTATAAGCTAAAGCCTAATAACGACAAGGTTAAGTTTATAGCTTGTAACGAAGCGACACAAACAAACTACTATAGCAGAACAAATAAAAAGAGTACTTATAAAGAGTTATAGATATGAAATTAAAAGCAATTAGAGATATAATATTACAAGTAAACGATATAGATATATTTGAGCAATCAAGACGTAGAGAGGTTATAGAGATGCGAAGTGTAGCAAACAAGTATATGAGAAAACAAAACAAAAAGATATTTAGAGATATAGTAAATGAATATAAAGAGAACGGATATAACACATCACATTGTTCTATAATACATAGCTTAAACACATATAAGCAACATTGTAAATACAATAAAAACATAGAGCTAACATATAAACACCTATTAGGAGATACTAAACTATATGTGATGGAGAAGTTACCAAAGGCTACTGACCTACAGATAGAACTGATAGAAGAAATACTATTAGGCTAAAAAAAATTAAAATTGTTTATATATTAATGAATTGATTAATCAATCTTTTTTCAATCTTTATAAATATGGATAAGAGAGCAAACAATGGAGGTGCAAGACAAGGTGCTGGTAGAAAGACAAAACAACAAGAGCAAAAGCTAATAGAAAGGTTAGATGCAATAATAGACAAAGACGAAGCATTATCTAAATTAGGAGAGTTAGTATCTAAAGGAGATATGAGAGCTGTACAGTTATATCTAAGTTACCGATATGGTAAACCAAAAGAAAGCGTAGATATAAATTCAAGTGAAGGCTTAAACATCAACTTTAGAGATTTAATAAAGTTCGTTGATTAATATACATAACAAATACAAACCTATACTTAGTGAAGATAGTAGGTACTTTATAGTTAGTGGGGGTAGAGGTAGTGGAAAGTCTTTTACTATCAATGCCCTCTTAGTTATGCTTACATACGAGCAAGGACACACAATCCTGTTCACAAGATATACATTAACCTCAGCATACATATCAATCATACCAGAGTTCATAGATAAGTTAGAACTCTTTAATTGTGTACACGACTTCCATATAACAAAAGACGAGATACTAAATAAAAAGACAGGAAGCAAGATAATCTTTAGAGGTATCAAGACATCAAGTGGCGACCAGACTGCAAACCTTAAATCTCTGCAAGGTATTACAACTTGGGTAGTAGATGAAGCTGAGGAACTAACAGACGAACAGAAGTTTGATACTATAGACTTATCAGTAAGACAACAAGGTAAACAAAACAGAGTTATCCTAATACTAAACCCAACTACCAAAGAACACTTTATATACACACGCTTCTTTGAAGATAGAGGTGTACAAGAGGGTAGCAATACAACAAAAGAAAACACTACCTACATACACACCACATATATAGACAACATAGACAACCTATCTAAAAGCTATATAGACCAAATAGCACAGATGAGAGAAAGACGACCAGAGAAATACAAACAACAGATGTTAGGTGCTTGGATGTCTAAAGCTGAGGGTGTTATATTTAGCAACTGGACTATAGGAGAGTTTAAAAGAAGTAGCGTAAGTGTGTGGGGTCAAGATTATGGTTTTGCTGCTGACCCATCTACATTAGTTGAGGTAAACATAGACAAAGCTAATAAAACAATATATCTAAAAGAGTGCTTTTACTTGCCAAGACTTACAACATCACAAATAGCAGACTTAAACCAGAAACACGCAAGAGATGGTTTGATAGTAGCTGATAGTGCAGAGCCAAGACTAATAACAGAACTTAAAAGACATTGTAACGTAAAGCCAAGTATAAAAGGTCAAGGAAGTGTTACATACGGAATAAGCTTATTACAAGACTATGACTTAGTGGTAAGTCCAGATAGTACAAACCTCATCAAAGAACTAAACAACTATCGCTGGTTAGAACGCAAAAGCAATACACCAATAGACAAATACAATCACTTGATAGATGCAGTTAGATACGCTGTAGGCTATCAATTACAAAATCCTAATAGAGGTAAGTATATTGTTCACTAAAATAATTTAAAAACGTTTATATATTAGTATGAAAGTTAATCTAAGAATACCGACAACTTTAAATGATGTAACTCTAAAACAATACCAAGAGTTTGCAAAGTTAGAAAACAAGTTAGATGATACAAATGATTCTACAATACAACTAAAGATAGTAGAGATATTTTGTAATGTTCCAGAGATAGTAGTAAGGAATATGAAAGCAACAGATATTGCTGAGGTCTGTGAAATCATAAATACTATGTTTGATGCACAACACCAGCTTATAAATAGATTTACACTTAATGGTGTGGAGTATGGGTTTATACCAGAGTTAGATGATATGAGCTTTGGAGAGTATATGGACTTAGATACCTTTATAGGCGATAATGATAATTTACATAGAGCAGTAAATGTATTGTTCAGACCAATAGAACACAAGAGAGGGCATAGATACAAGCTAAAAGACTACGACCCAGATACAAGCGAAGATGCTAAAGATTTTCCTTTAGATGCAGTATTAGGTGCAATAGTTTTTTTTTACAATTTAGGCAAGGACTTATCTCTGGTTATGATGAACTCTTTGGAGAAGAAGAACGAGATAGCTTTAGCTCAGCATCTGCTTTCTCATCCAAATGGGGATGGTTTAACGCACTCTATGGAATCGCTAACGGAGATATTACAAAATTTGAAAATATCACTAAACTAAACGTACATCAATGCTTAACGTATTTAGAGTACACAAAAGAGAAAAACGAAATAGAATCAGCAAGAATTAAAAACAAGTTTAAATGAGCCAAACAGGGATAAGAGGATTTTACCAATTAACAGAAACTATTAAGACACAGCTTTTAAGTGATGTTAATGTAAACACAGTTACAACAGGGGATATATTTGATATAGACTTATCTAAGCAAAGCATATTTCCTTTATGTCATATTATCATAAACAACGTTACAACACAAGAACAAGTATTGTTGTTTAACATAACTGTTATGGCTATGGATATAGTAGACGAGAGTAAGAAAGAAACAACAGACATATTTAGAGGTAACAACAACGAGCAAGATGTACTTAATACACAATTAGCAGTATTAAATAAGTTAGTAATGGTATTACGCAGAGGTACGCTATATAGTGATAAGTTTCAATTAGAAGGAGATGCAACCTTAGAGCCTTTTTATGAAAGGTTTGATAATAGACTTGCTGGGTTTGCTGCTACTATGGATATTGTAATACATAATGATATTACTATATGTTAGCAGATAAGTATTTAAGGGATGAGCTAAATAAGTTTGCTAAGTATGTTATACAACAATCAAGGACAAACTTGACTAAAGGTGCTTCTCCTTATGGTACTTTCAATAGTACTAAAGAGTTATATAATAGTTTAGATTTTGATATAGATACAAAAGGAGATACAACATCACTATCATTTGAAATGGCAGATTATGGTAAATTTAAAGATAGGGGTGTAAAAGGTACAAAATCTAATTATATAGAAAATAAACAATCTCCTTATAGTTTTAAATCAAAAGGTGGTAAGAGAGGTTTAAAAGGTATGCCACCACCAAAGGCATTTGATAAGTGGATAGTAAGAAAAGGCTTAAAGGGTATTAGAGATAAAAAAGGTAGATTTTTGTCAAGAAAAACTTTACAGTTTTTAGTTGCTAAAAGTGTTTTCGAAAAAGGAATGAAAGCAAGTATGTTTTTTACAAAGCCTTTTGCTGCTGCATTTAAGAGATTGCCAGATGAATTAGTAGAAGCATACTCAATAGGAATAGAAAAACAAATACAAGTAAACATAAGCAAATGAGCAAGATAAACGCAAGAAGTCCATTTTACATATCAGTAACTGCAACTAATTTAACAAGCTGTAAGTTAGAGTTGTTTATATATACAGGAACACAAACAACTAACAGACCAACAACAGCTACTTATACACTACAATCATTTGCAGTAGAAGAAAGATGTACTTTTGAAATAGCTGAGTTAGTAAGAGATTACTTTACTAATACATTTGACGGAGATTATGCAACTGAGATACAATGGGTAGATTATAGAACTACAAATACAATACAAAATACAGAAGGCTCTGCAAGTAGCTTTACACAACTAAAAGGTTTTTATGGTTATGGCTTTTTTGAAGATGGTGTAAACCCAACTAACAATCAAGGTCTTTTACAATCTAATACAACAATAGTAAAGTTAGATGATGCACCAGCTACAATAGCAGTAGACACCTCAACAACAACTCAAGTAACATATGAGCTAAACGGACAACAAGTATATACTAAAGCTATTAGTTCAAATTCAGTATCTACAACACAAATAGAATACGTTACAAATGGTATAAATGGCTCTGATGAGTTTGAGGATAGAGTAATACAAGCTGGTGGTACTTTTGAGGGTAGTTCTTGTTTAGATGCTTTTAGTAATGAGTTTACTTTATTTGACTTTGACACGATATATGTAGATACTACAAGTGGTGTAACTAAGCTAACTGTAAAGAATGAAACTGAATGTAAGTTTACACCATACAAAATAACATTTATAAATAAGTTTGGTAGCTTACAAGATATATGGTTTTTTAAACGTACTAACGAAGCACTAACAACTAAAACAGAAAAGTTTAAGAGAAACATAATTAGCAATGCTACTTATAATATAAGCAACCATCAAGATAAAACACTTACTAAGAATGGTAAAGAGAAACTAACACTAAACACAGGATATTATCCAGAGGCTTATAACGAAGTATTTAAAGAAATGCAATTAAGTGAGGATTGTTGGATAGAGATAGATTCTAAGACATTACCGATACAAGTAACAAGTAGCTCTTTAGCATATAAGACACAACTAAACGACAAGATAATAAATTACACAATAGAAGTTGAATTTGCTTTTGACACTATAAACAACATACGTTAATGCAGATAATAGAACTATACATAAGAGATGGTATTAGATATTATGGTAATGCTACATCTACCTCAACTAATAACTTAGTAGATGCAAACGCTGATTTTACAAGTACAGTTAAAGTAGGCTATATAGCTTTTAATGAAGTTGATAACACATCTGCTAAAGTTACTTCTGTATCTGCAACTACATTAGGTTTATCTGATGATATATTTACAGTTAATGAGCCTTACTTATTAATGAGTGATTATCAAAGGTTAGATTTATTTAAAGATGAAAGTGTAAGCATTACAGATAGTGTAAAGAACGTAAAAGATGTAGCTAAGATATTTACTCCTTTTTCTCAACAGTTTAATGTACCAGCTTCTAAGCATAACTCTAAGATATTTAGACATTATCAAGATAGTGATATATTAGATAGCTTTGATGCGAGATATAAAGCAGATGCACTTATAAAATTAAACGGAGTAGATTACAAGAAAGGTAAGATAAGATTAAATAGCGTATCACTAAAAGACAATAAGCCACACTCTTATAAACTTATTTTCTTTGGCGAAACAGTAGGCTTAAAGGACTTATTAGGAGAAACTATGTTAAGTGGTCTTAACTATGATTCAAGCTTAAACTTTGCTTATAGCCACGCAGTAATATATCCTAAATTTACAGCCTTAGATGATGTTTGTTTTCCTTTAATCACGCATACTAAAAATATGCGATATAATAATAACTCTTATATTTCTTCAACACCAGTAGCTAATGAAAAATTAAACTATAGAGATTTAAAACCAGCTATAAAGGTTAGAAAGATAATAGATGCTATAGAAAACACTTTTGATGAGATAACATTTAGTGGAGAGTTTTTTAACACTACAGACTTTAATAGTCTTTATATGTGGATGCACAGAGAGAAAGGTTTTATGAGTAATGCAGATGAGGGTGGAGGTTTAACTATATTAGAAAATTTATTTCACTTACCTACTGATGAGGGTTTAACTATTGTTCCTGGTACTGGAGATGAGGCAAGACCTTTACAAGGTACACCTCCAGATATACTTGGTTTAAATGGTCAATTTGCAGCACTAAATATTAGAATTACAACCTCAGCAACAACTGATGAATTTGATTTTAGAGCTGAACACGGATATTGGGGAAATACACTTACTGAAAGTACAGGTAATACAGGCAGTACGTCTTATACATTTACAGTTCCTGTAGGTTATTATGATACGGCTAATGTTAGATTAATACTTACATCAACAAATACATTTAATATTGTAGATTACGAAATAGATGCAAGTTTAAACGGAATTTTGCAATGTACTTATGAAAGTGATTCTTTCTCACTAGCTAATACAGTAGTAATAGGTAGACATATGCCTAAGATGAAAGCTATTGACTTCTTAACTAACTTGTTTAAGATGTTTAATTTAGTAGCTTACAAGGTAGACAATACAATTAGAGTAGTACCTTTAAATGATTACTATGAAGAGGGTTTAAATTATGATATTACTAAATATGTAGATACAAGCAAAAACTCTATAAGTAAAGTATTACAATTTAAAAACATAGAATTTAACTTCCCAAGCAAAGAAAGTTTTTTAGTTAAAAAATCAGATGAATTACAAGGTGCTAATTTTGCTGGAGAAAATTATGGAGATGTAGAATGGGATGGCACAGATTATAAGATAGAGCCTATATTTGAAAAAATGCTTTATGAAAGATTATCTGACGAGCAACACGGAACTCTTACAACTATATGTCAAGGCGCTATGCTTGATAAAGACTTTAATGCTACTATTGGTAAACCATTATTGTTATATATAGCTAATCAAACTGCAACACCAAACTTTTTATTTGCAAATGCTGATGGTGGTGGCAATGAAACTGTAACTGCATATAATAGACCAAGTCAAGTATTAGTACAGTCTGGAGGTAGTGTTTTAGGTGCTTCAAGTTCTTTAAATTATGGTGTAGAAAGTGATGAGTTCTTTTTAGAGCCTAAAGGTACAAACTTATTAGCTAAATATTATTTAGACTATGTACAAAGTGTATTTAACAGACAGGCACGAATAAACAAAGTAGATGCTTATTTGCCTTTACATATTATTTTAAAATACGAATTAAATGATAAATTTGTAGTAGGTAATAAAACTTATAGAATAAATACAATAAAAACAAATCTATTAAACAACAAAAGTTCTTTAGAATTATATAGCTTATCGCAAAGTATAACAGGGATAGAAAACGACCAAACAGCAAGTTTAGGTAGATTAGCAAGTCTTAATGTTACAGTTAAAGGCTCAGACTTTATTACTATTGGGTGGACTGCTTTACCAAATCCTGTAGCTAATAATATTACTGGTTATGATTTATATGTAGATGACACATTTTCTCAAACATTACCAAATACAACTGTATCTAAAAAAGTAACAGGTTTACAAAGCGAGATAACATATAAGTTTGCAATTAGAGTAAGATATACTATTGGTGGTGTTGTTTCTTTTTCAAATGATACAATAGCATATGGTACAACTTTACCAGCACCTACTGCTCTTGCAGAAAACGGAGATACGCTAATAACTGAACAAAGTGATACAATAATATTAGAATAATGATAAAGAATATATTAGAACTTTTAAAACACGCAAACGGAGAAACAGAAAACATCCGTATAGCTCAAGGTAAACATAAACTACCTTTAACTATAAAAGAGGGATATAAAGCACTTAAACAAGAAATACAATGGCGATAGAGAAAACAATATTAATAGACGTAGATAGTAAAGATGCTCAAAAGAGTATAAACTCATTAGACAAAGGACTTACAGGACTTGATGATAGTGCATCTAAAGGTGCTAAAGGAATTGGTGGAGTATCTAAGGCTTTTAAGGGATTAGGTACTGCTATTAAAGCTGCTGGTATTGGTTTAGTTATTGCTGCTTTAGCAAAATTGTCTGAAATATTTAAGCAAAACCAAAAAGTTGCTGATTTATTTAATACAGCATTTGAAGCAGTAAGTATTGCTTTTAATGATTTTGTTAGTTTTATTGTAGACAACTCTGGTGCAGTTGTAGATTTTTTTAAGTCAATATTTGAAAATCCTTTAGAAAGTGTTAAGGCTTTAGGTAGAAGTATTAAAGCTAATATAATAGAAAGATTTGAAAGTTTTCTTGATACTTTAGGATTTTTAGCAAGTGCAGTTAAAAAAGTATTTAGTGGAGATTTTGCTGGTGCATTAGAAGATGTAAAAAGTGCTGGTAAAGAAAGTATAGATGTTTTAACTGGTGTAAACAATACAGTAGATAAAGCTAAAGAAGTTATAGATAAAACAACAAGTTCTATTGTAGATTATACAAATAAAACTATAAAATCTGCTAAAGAAAATGTAAAACTTGCAAACGCAGCAGAGTTAGCAGCTGTTAAAAATCAAGGTCTTATTGAAAAATATGATAGACAAGCAGAACAACTTAGACAAACAAGAGATGATGAAAGTAAAAGTATTGAAGAAAGAATAAAGGCAAATGAAGATTTAGCTAAAGTTTTAGATGACCAAGAAAAAGCAATGAAAGAAAATGCAGCTATTCAAGTTGCATCTGCTGCTGCAGAATTAGCTAAAAATAAAGAAAACATAGAACTACAAAAAGCTTATGCAGAAGCCTTAAACGAACAAGCAGCAATAGAAGCTCAAATAACAGGGTTTAGAAGTGAACAACAAACAAATGCTAATTCTTTATTAAGAGAGCAAAAAGATTTACAAAACGAACTTGCTTTAATTGGTAAAAGTGAAAGAGATATACAAAGAGAAGAATTACAACAACAATACTTAGAACAAAAAGAATTAATAGATAGAGAGGTAACAGACGAGATTGAAAAAAACAATTTATTATTAGTTGCTGAAGAAGATTATAAAACTAAACTAAAAGAATTAAATGATGGTTTTGATGCAGAAGATTTAGCTACTAAAAAAGCTAATGCTGACGCTAAAAAGAAAATTGACGATGCCACAAAAAATGCACAGATAGAAAATGCTGAAGCTGTTGGTGGTGCTATTGGTACTTTGGCTGGTATTGCTGGAGAGAGTACTGCTGCTGGTAAAGCTTTAGGTGTTGCTTCTGCAACAATAGATACTTATGTAGGTGCAAATAAGGCAATAGCAAAAGGTGGATTTGCTGGTATTGCTCAAGCCATAGCTATTATTGCTACTGGTCTATCTAATGTTAAAACTATATTAAGTACAAAAGTACCAAAGCCTTCTGTTGGTGGTGTATCTACTGGTGGTGGTGGAGAAGCTACTCCAGCCTTACCAGCACCCCCATCATTTAATATAGTAGGTGCGACTGAAACAAGTCAATTAGCAGATGCTATAGGTGGTCAAACACAACAACCTGTACAAGCGTATGTAGTAGCTAATGATGTAACAACTGCACAAAGTTTAGAGAATAATATTGTAGAGGGTGCGACATTAGGATAAATACAAAATAAATTAAAAACTATTATATATTAATATGCGAATAGTAGAACTAATATTAGACGAAGAACAAGAGATAGGGATAGAAGCTATATCAGTAGTAGAAAATCCAGCAATAGAAGAAGATTTTATTGCACTTAAATCACAAGAGTTTAAACTTGCTGAGGTAGACAAAGAGAAACGCATTTTAATGGGTGCTTTACTAATTCCAAATAAGCCTATATACAGACGAAACGGAGAAGATGAATACTACATATACTTCTCAAAAGATACTGTCTTAAAAGCCTCACAAATGTACTTAATGCAAGGCAAACAAAACAACTCAACCTTAGAACACCAATACCAAATAAACGGACTTAGTTTAGTAGAGAGTTGGATAGTAGAAGATAAGGTACACGACAAGTCTGTAAAGTATGGTATGGATTTACCATTAGGTACTTGGGTAGGTGCTGTAAAAGTAAACAACGATAAGATTTGGAGTGAGTTTGTTAAGACAGGTAAAGTAAAAGGGTTTTCTATAGAGGGTTACTTCGCTGATAAGATGGAACGACCAAAAGAGGCTATCAAAGATTTTAGTAGTGATAAAGTTCTACAAGAGATAGACGAAGCTGAGGCAGAATACTTATTAGCTCAAGTAAAGGCTATCATAAAAAATGACAAAAGATATAAGGGTGGTAAAAAGACTACTTTAGAAAGTTACTCTGATTATCCAAGTGGTGTTAAAAACAATGCAAAGAGAGGCTTAGAGTTAAACGATAAAGTAAACAACAAATGTGCGACACAAGTAGGAAAAGTAAGAGCACAACAATTAGCACAAGGTAAAGCGATAAGCGAAGAAACTATAAAACGTATGTACTCTTATTTATCAAGAGCAGAGGAGTACTATGATGAGGGAGATACTAAAGCGTGTGGTACTATCTCGTATTTACTATGGGGAGGTAAAGCTGGTAAGCGTTGGGCAGAGAGCAAACTAAAAGAATTAGGTGTATTAGAATTAGCAAGTGAAGTTGTAAGTGATACTATGGCTATTATTGATGATAGATTAGCTTATGCAACTAAAGAACTTGCTATAAAAGCTGCACAAGATATAGGATGTGATAAATACCACGAACACGAGTTTGAGGGTAAGACTTGGTATATGCCTTGTGAACAACACAACCTTAAAGCACCTTGTACTGCTGGTTATGAGCAATACGGAATGAAAATGAAAAATGGTAGATTAGTACCTAATTGTATTCCAATAAAATGAGAAAGCTAATAAAGAAATTTATAACACCAAGTAAAACAAGTCCTAAAGGTAAACGTAGAGGTTGTTTATGTGAGGATAACACTTACAAGATAGAGTGTTGTGATGGTAGCCTTAGAGCGCAAGGTATAGGAAAAGTATAACTAATAAATAAATTAATAAAATGAACACATTTCAAAAGGTATTAAATCAATTATCAAAAGCACAAAAGTTGCAAGAAAAAACAGAACTAACAACACAAAAAGTAGAGTTAGGAATTGTAGATGATTTAAACAAAATTTTAAAGCCATCAGAAGAATTAATAAAACAAATTAAGTCTTTAGATAATGACATAAATCAATTAGACAAAAATTCAAAAAGCAATAGTAAAAATATTGCTAAATTAAAGCAAGAAGTACAAAAACAGGAAGATAAAGTTTTTAAATTAGAAAGAGAATTTAGAACTTCAAGTAATGAATTAGAGCGAACGAAAAAACAATTTGATAGTGCAGTTTTTCAACAAAAGCAATATGTTAGTGATATTGACAAAAAGAACTCTAAACAAGACCCATTAATAAAAGAAGCGAAAAAAAATATAGCAACTTTTGATAAATTAATAGACGAAGCTGAAAAAATGGCACAAGAGTTAGGTGTTAAAATACCTACAGGCTCTTTTTCTAAAATGAGAGATAGATTAAGAAAAGTAATCTAAAAATGCAAAATTAATTTTTAACACTTATATATTAATATGAACACGAATGATATGATTAGTAAAATCAAAGAAGTTCTAAACTTATCCGAAGAAGTTAAGTTAGAACAACAGACGTTAGAAAACGGAACTGTCCTTGAGGCAGAAGCGTTTGAAGCTGGTAACGAAATCTTTATCGTAACAGAAGATGAGAAAGTAGCTGTACCAGTAGGAGAATACGAAATGGAAGATGGTCGTATTTTAGTAGTAGCAGAAGAAGGTCTTATTGCTGAAATCAAAACTGGAGAAGAAGAAGAAGTTGAGGAAGTAGAAGCAAAAGAAGAAGAAGAAGAAATGTACGCTACTAAAACTGAATTAGCTGAGGTTAAAGAAATGATTGAAGAAATCAAAGCTATGTTAGAGCCTAAAGAAGAAATGAGCGAGGAACTAAATGCTGATGAGTTAGGAAATCTTATGACTGAGGAACTATGCAAACACGACAAGGTTGAGTTAAGCGAAGTGCCAGAGGAAGTACAAGAGGAGCTAAACAAACCATCTGCTGAGCCAATCGTTGCAAATCCAGAGGCTAATACAAAAAATAATGATGGCTATAAATTTGGTAAAAATAGAAAACCAAGTATAGCTGATAGAGTAATGCAAAGAATAATTAATATTAATAACTAAAATTTAAACAAATGAGTGTAACAATTACAAGTTCGTATGCTGGAGAATTTGCTGGAAAATATATAGCTGCAAGTTTATTAGCTGCGAAAACAATCGATGATGGTGCTATTACAGTATTACCTAACATCAAATACAAGGCTGCTATGAAAGTAGGAGCTTTCTCAAACTTAATTAAAGGTGCAAGTTGTGATTTCGATACAGCTACTTCAAGTTTGGCTTTAACTGAAAAGGTACTTACTCCAAAAGAGTTACAAGTAAACCTTGACATTTGCAAGAAAACACTTCACTCTGACTGGGAAGCTGCTCAAATGGGATATTCTGCATTTGATAACTTACCTCCACTATTTAGTGATTTTGTAATTTCAAGAGTCGCTGCTGAGGTTGCTTCTAGTACTGAAACTTCAATTTGGGATGGTGCTAGTGGTGCTGACAACTTTGACGGATTCAGAGCATTAGCTTTAGCTGATGGTACTGTAAATGATGTAACAGGAACTACTGTAACATCTGCAAATGTTGTTACTGAGCTTGGAAAAATCGTTGATGCTATTCCATCTGGAGTATATGGAGCTGAGGATTTGAAAATATATATATCTCAAAATATGTTTAAGGCTTACG